CTTGCGGGCCGAGCCAGACTCCACCCGGTACTCAAACTCCCGAGCGACCGATGCTGGGTCCATGCTGGCGACGTGCTGCGCCCATGCCGCCGCCCCCAACGGGCCGACAATCGAATCGACATCCTGCGGACGCAGCAGCCACCGAGCCGCCAACGCCTCGCGGCGGGCCAGCAGGCTCATGGCGTCCTCCAGCCGGTTCGCCATGTCGTCCGGGCGTACGCTCAGTTGCTCCGCCTTCACGTTCGCCTCTGTGGCGCTCCGTATCTGGCTGGAGGACATTGCGTACGCGAGTTCCGTCAGGCCCACCCGCTTGTCGAACTGCTGGGCAACGGCCTCCACGATGCGCCACAACTCCGGAGACACCTCCGGCAACTGAAAGACGCTGATGAGGTCGTTGACGCTCCGCCCGAGCGTCTCGCTGATCTCCACGACCTTGAAGCCTTTTTCCGACTGCGCCAGGATTTGATCCTTGATGTCCTGGTCCGCCGCCTTGCTCACGCCCAGCAGCGTCTCGCAACTCGTGGCGACACGCTGGGCGATGAACGACATCGCGAAGTTGAGGAACCGAAGTTCCCCGATGCCCGGCTTGATGTGGCTGATCGGCCACACGTAGCCCGGCTTGCGGTGGAAGTCGAGATGCACGAACGGCCAGCCGTTGGCCTCCGCCCAGAACGGAATCGGCCACTGCACGGCCCGGAACATACCGGGCGGCATGCCGGTCGCCTCATCGACCTGCTCCTCAAGAGCAGACGGCGGCATGTTCAGCGGGTACGGGATGCCCTCGCAGACGACGATGTAGCAGTTGTCGCCAACGGCGTCGAAGGTGCCGATCAGTTCCTTCGGCGTGTCCTTGAGGCGGTCGCCCAGCCCCGTCTTGCTCCAAATCTTCCAGTAGGTGACCAGTTCGTTGGACTTGCCAGCCTTGCGGCCCTTGTAGGTCTGGTCGTCCTCCGAGAAGATTTGGGCGTCCCCGCCGTCGCCAACCGGCTTGGCCCCGTCCAGGTGCCCCTTGAGTTGCTCGCGATCCAGGCCGTACTGGCGGGCCACAACGTCAATCGGGTGCGTGCAACGCCTGGCGCACCACGTAATGTCCTCGATCTCGGTGGCGTCCGGGTCCATCGTGAAGTTGTCCACGCTGTCCGCGAACGACCCCACGATCCCGATGTCCGATCCGGGAAGCGTGACCATCTCGGTCCACCACACTCCCATGCCCTTGATGATTGCCTCGTCCACGACGCGGCGACTGTGCGTCTTGAGGTCGAGTTCGTTGGGCGTGTAGTTCAGATACCGCTCCATGAGCAGGGCGGCGACCTTGCGAACCTCCGTCCGCTGGATCGTGTCCTGAGCGGCCTGCTGGTACGCCATCATGGACTGGTCATCCATGACGCCCACCACCTCCGGCGAGACGAACGGGTACTTGGCAGGCGTCACCGTCCGCACCGGATTGCGGTGGTAGATGACGGAGCCGAACAACTTGACCGCCTCAAAGACGCGATTCACCTGCATGCGAAACGCGGGCGGGGCGATGGTCCGGTTGTAGCCGTACTCGTGGCGGGCGTAGGTGTCTTTCCAGAACCAGTTGTGCGGGCCGTCAAAGAACGACATGGCCTCCCGCCCGTCCTCCGTGAAAGGACGCTTGTGCTTGAGAGACAGTTCGATCTTCTTGAGCCACCCAGTCGCCAGAGAGCGAAGGGCGTCCTCACCCGTTCTTGGTTCCACCGTTTTGCTTCCTTGCAAGGGCAACCTGTTCCGTCAGGTTGGCAATCTGGGACATGAGCCCGTCCAACTTTCGCAACTGGGCGGACTGCGGAGTGAAGTCCCAGCAGCCCCACTGCCGCCAGTCGGCGTTCTCCTGCAAGCCGGGATCGTCCTTGTGCCGCACGGACGGACGCTCCAGGAACCCCGTGTTCGGGGAGAAGGTGAGGACGCTGACCGTCATGACACCCGGTCGCTCCACGATCCACCCGAGCGTCGGCTCGTTGCAGTTGAGCGGGTCGTGATACCAGTACACGCTGTCGCCCACGCGAACCTGCGGCGGGCTAAAGGACTCGGCTTCCATACTTCGCTCCTGACTGTGGGCCTAAGAAGATGAACTCGTCGGAATCGGCTGCGAGACGCTTCTTGCGCTTCCGCATCCAATCGACGTACCAGGGATCGGGGCCGACATCGACTTTAGGCTTGTGCCAGCGAGGTCGATAGGCGCAGAGATACTCCAAACACTGGCAGGCGTGGACTTCCCCCCGCGTGTTCGGCTGGTCCGTGACCACGTAGGTGCCGCCCACCAACTGGGTTTTGTGCTTGTACCGCTTGAGTTCCCGCTCCAGGTCGGGGACGGCGTTCCGCAGCACCCGCAGCATCGGCTTGCCGTCTGGGCGGATGTGGAGGTAGTTGCGGACGGCCGACATGCGGGCCTGCACGTCGTCGCACCCCGCCAGGAAACTGTGCCCCGTCGTCTCGCTCGCCACCCCCTGCGACTTGAGTTGCTCGGTGTACAGTTCCACCGGCAAGCGGCCCGAGCCGATCTCGCGGAGCCGGCCGCCGTGCATGTCGATGAGGAAGGCGTAGAAGTTCTGCCCCTTGCACTTCTCCGCCATCTTCTCGCCAAACACGATGGCGTTGCAGTTGCGGATGTAGAGTTGGTCGTAGACCAGCATCATTGACTCGTCGGGCGGCACGGCGGCGAACAGCACCGACGTGACGGCGTGACCAGGGTCGATGGCGGCGTACCGGCACCAGTCGTTCGGGACTGTCAGGTTCTCCAGGTCCGTCCGGTCGTAGCCGTGAACGTGCATGGCAAACGTCGGGTAGCAGAGGATCGAGTCGCTGATGAACTCGCCCTCACTGCGCATCCGCAGCACGTCGTCGCCCAGTGCCGCCCAGCCTTCGATACGCTTCCGCTTCTCGTCGTCCGGGATGTGCGGGTTGTCCAGGAATCGGAGTTGGAACTTGACGATGGTCGGATTCTCGACGCCCTCCTCCGCCAACTTGTCGGCCCGCTCCGCAAGCGACTGGAGCGAGTCGTTCTTGCTGTGCGGCATAGCCGACCACGCAAATACACCGCGACGGTCAGAGAGGCGGGCCTGCATTTCCGGAACCCACGCATCGCCGTTGTTTACGTCTTCGTCGATGTGGACCCTGTTCGCCTGCCAGCCCTGCGGCGGCTCTCCTTCCGACGAGAAGAAGTAGATTTGCCAGCCGTTGGTCAGCGTGCAGGACTGGATGTAGCGGGCGGACTTCAGAATCCACGACTTCTTCGCCACCATGCGGGGCGGGATCAGCGGCGGGGCCGGCTTGGCCTCCCGCTCGCGAGCCGCATCGGTCACTGGGTTGTAGGCCCGCCATTCGCCCGTCTGCTCGTCCTTGATGATCTTGAACGCCCCAGCCATGAACAGCATGGGGTAGACCACGAGGCCGATGTGCTTCCAGTCCTTGCCAACGATGGCGAGGATGCCATCCTTCTCTAAGTACTTCCCGTGCGGGTCTTTGCCGCACACAGCCCGAGCATCTTCCACGAACGTGCAGAGCGACTTGCCGGAGCGGTTGCCGCCCAGCACCAGCATCTCACTCGACCGGGACTGGTGGATTTCCTCCTGCTTGGGTGTCGGCCTGTAGAGCCGCAACGCCTCGATCCGGCGGCTCGCCAACTCCGCCTGCATCTCCTTGAGTTCGCTCTGCTGGAACGACCCCAATCGCTTGACGGACGGCAGCGGCGAAATCTGCGGGGGTTTGCGGCGTGACTTCGACATTGAGGAACCCTCCACTAATGCTCATGGCAATGCGGCCGAGACGCTGATCCAACTCGTCCTCCAACTCCTCGTCGGACCACTGAGTCAGCGGCTTCTTGGCCCCGCCCAGTTCGGTGTTCTTCGTGACAAGGCGGACGATGCCCTCCAGCAACTTGGTGCGGTGCGATCCGCCGGGAGGGGCGTCGAAATACTGCTTGACCATCATGGCGGCGAACCCGTTGGAGCCGCCGAAATACTCCATCAGCCGCTCCAGGAGTTCGCTGGAGTGCGGGATGTTCTCTCCTCCCCTGCCAGCCGCCTTCGTGAAGGCGTCGAGGGCGCCATCCTCGATGGCCTTCATGTCCCGCTGCTTCTGCTTCAACTTCTTCCCGCGATTCACCTTCGCCCGGCACATGACGCAGCGAGCGTCCCACGACCCGTCCTTCTTGACGCGGAAGTGGTTTCTGGAAAGCGGAAAAGACTGGCCGCAGTCGGTGCAGGTCTTGTCGTTCATCGCTGCTCCCGCAAGCCGTCGAGGACGCCAGGCTGCCGGGAGGCACCAACGCCAATCGCCGCAGGAACAGCCATGATCCGCACGGCTTTCCGCAAGTGCTGGTCAGGAAGCACGAACTCCCTGTCGTGGTTTCTGGAACTCCCGGCGAACGGCGTGTTGCGGACGTTGTATTGCGGCAACTCAGCCGCCGGAACGTCGAACCGGTAGACAGGGGCGCTCAAATCGTTGTCGCCAACGTAGAAATCCAGTTCTCCTGGAGCGTCAGTCGCCCAGCGGCCAGCGGCACCTGCCGGATTGGTGTCGAACGCCCCTTTCATGGCTTCGTCGCGGGACAGCCGCCATTCGGCGTAAGGAATCTCCCTGCCCCACATGCGCACCGTGTCCGGCGGCTTGTAGTTGGTTGCGATCTCACCGACCCGATAGAGCCGCACGTGACCATCCGGAGCGGGCTCAGAAGCCTCGATGCGCTGAGTCAGTTCGGCAAATCGTTGCTGATGCGGGTCGCTGTCGGCGTGGTATCCGCGAACAGGGCGCGCCGGAGGAGCCGGCTTCGGCGGCGGGGGCGGGGGCAGTTTTGCCTCCTTCGCCAACTCCGCAACTTTGTTCGCTCGACCGAGCCGGGCAGCAGCAAGTGCAGCAGGTGTTGCCATGCGTCACCAACTCCAGTTACACGACCACCAGCCGGGCGTCAGTTTGTCGGTCTTCTCGCCGCAGTTGTGGCGGGACTTGAAGTTCGCACGACGGCCCTCGTCGCCGTGACCGTCACCCTCGCTTCCGCCCTCCCGATAGTGCCCCATCGAGGAGTCACCAAATCGCACGACCCGCTCCTCGTCGCCCACCTTCGCCCGCACGACGAACTTCTTGCCGCCCTGCGAGTCACGCACAGGGCGATTGGGGATCAGACTGCGGATGCTGTCCTCTGTCTTGCCCATACGTCACCTGTCAGCCTGCGGAACCGACGAGATCATCGGGGCCATGCCGTCCTTCGGGGCCGGAACGCGACCGGCACCCACCTCCCGCTTGGCCTTGAAGTCCTCCAACTCCGGGAAGTCCAGCAGCCCCGCCGTGTGCAACTGGGCCATGATCGCCTGCCGGTCAGGCTGATCGAACTGGCTCATCGGACTAGGTTCGTTGGGAAGCGGCACTGTCGATACTCCCTATGCAAAGAGTA